ATTTATGCCGTATTGTTTTAGTTGTTGCATCATATCGTGAGAGTTCCATCTATCAAAAGTACAAACACGAATTTTAAATCCTCGTGTTTTTAATGAAAGAATATAATCTTTTACCTCAGTAAAATCTACAGACTTATCTTTTGTTGGTGTCCAAAATCTTACGGCATCAATCTCAACAATAGGTGCTGGTTGAGAATATGTATCGGTAACTTTAATGTTTACCCATTTGTTTACATGCCCCATTGCTACTGCACAATGGTCATGCTTTTGAGCCAAGTCTACGTGCAAAAAGTATTCTTTATCTGGATCTGGAATGAACCAGTCTTCAAGTCTACCAAAATTATCTACGGCAAGGTGCCCCTTATTAAAAGCTTTCTCAACTTTTTCTCTTGATTTAAAAAACGCATCAACAGCATCAGGTGGCATACATGCAAATCTAGATAGCGCATCCAGTGGGTTAGTAAAAAATGCTACTTTAAAATCATCAATCCTTCTTACTGGGTTTACTTCCCATGTGGGCCTCTTAAGAGCGTATACCCTAGGAATCTTATAGGAAATAATATGATCTTCTTCCCACTCTACGCTAAACTCATTTCCTTGAGTATCATCTGGAAGATCTTCGTCCATCTTAAATTTGTAATCACGAATAATTGTTTCTTTTTCTGCAACAACAGCATTGTATCTTTGCTGTATATAATCATTTTTGTATCTAGGAAATGATAGCAGTATCACCTTCCCAAAGTCTGGAAAACGTGAGTCTACAGATGCACGGTACATATCATATATGGCAGCACCTGTCTTTGCTTGGTCGTGCCCTGTTGTGTTTTCAATTGCAAATCCTGAAATTTCATCAAGAATAACTACAATTACGTTATATCCTTCCCAGGCTTCACGTTCTGAGTGGCCTGAGTGTACTGTAATAGCTTTATCAAATTTAACTTCTGAGGCCTTATCATTGTACTTTCCTGCAAACCAAGGTGATTTATCTATGCGTGTTTTAAAACCTTTAAAGAATACATTGCTTGCCTGCTGAGAGTTAATAGCAATATTAATAATGTCAATGCTATCGCCTGGAGGTTTCCCATAGTAAGTTGCTGGGTCTTTAAGGCACAATAGTAAATACACTATATAAGATACTGCAATAGTTGAGCAGTAATCTTTACCTGAACCTTTTCCCAATTGGGCAACTACTTCATTAGCAGTTTGCTTAAATCTTATTTTTCCCTCTTCTTCTCCAAAAAGCTTGATGAGCGTTGATTCTTTATAGATCTGTGAGCTTTTTTCAATAAGAGTATACTGGTAGTCGGAAAGTTCTGGAAGCCCAAGGTATTCTGGACTTCTGACAAACGTTTTAAGATCGACTGGTTTTTCATCAAACTCCTCTCCATCGAGCATGTCGATAAGGTCATTAAAATCAAACGACATCGGCTTCCTCTACTGGAACGGATTCAATTACTCCAGTGATTTGAGATAATCTTTTTGCTACTTCCATTTTACACTTAGGGCATATAGATGTAGTCTCTTTTAAAATTCTAACTAGAATATCTTGCTTGCGTTCTGTCTCTGCAATTTGTGATGCAATTTCATTATTTTCAAGTACGCCGATAGACTGTAGCATTGCAATTCTTTTGGTTTCTATATCTGCAATAAGCTTTAATGCGCCAGATTTTATTCCTAATTGGCCAGACTGATCTGCATCTTCTACTGTTTTCCAGGCCTCTTTGATAAGCATAGCGTAGTGTTGATCGGCCCCCGAGATGGCCTCTCGGGCTCGATCTCTGATATTGCTATCATTATGTACAACATCTTTCCAGTCGTCAATTAGCTCAAGTACCTCTTTGCGCTGGATTCCAGTAGTTGTGGCGATTTGAGTAGGCGTACTTCCTTTAAGGAGTTCTTCAACCACCCTATTCATTCTATCAAAATGCTCTGATAATTCTATTTCGCTCATTAGTCTATTATACTTTCAGTCGACTAAAATGTCAATTAGATTTAGCCTTTGCAATCTTATATAATACTAAATATCCAATCAAATCATCAATATCATTGTCTCCAGCAAAGCCTTGGTTATTCTTTACTCTATTTAATTTATCATCAATACGAACTTTTAATTGCTCTGTTGAGTCCGCCGTTGAAAATATTCTTGCAGGCTCTAAAGCTGAATTGCCATATGATATATTCTTTTCAATTAGCATATGTGCAACTTCATGACATGTTGACCAGATCTTATTCCCAGCTGGTGCCCCTATTGCTCTTAAATACAAATCATTACAATGAAACTGAGATACATCTTCATATACTGGCTTTAACATTATTCCATCTCCTTGTATAACTGTTTAAGTCCTCTTAGCGTTCCAATATCCATATACTGTCCGCCTGGTCTTACCGCCCTAATGTTGGCACCCTGAGTTATCCACTCCTTTAATTGTTTTCCTGGATGATCTAGTGTTGTATCTATGTATCTTATCATATTCTTGCGGAATAGCATAGTGCCCCACATGTCTGGATAATCACAATTGTCTACCTTATCTTCTGAACCAATTAGTTTATTATTTGATACCAGAACTTGTCCTACACGGCCCTTTAATGTTTCCCCGCATTCCCAAATTCCCAAAACAATGTCTGCGGTGTCTTCTTTAAATAAGCCCTTGTATATATTCCCTGGAGCATTTAAAATATATGTATCTGGCATCCCAACAAGAACTGTGTCGTTGTAATCTCCAACCATATACTTAACTGCATCTGACATAGTTGAAGGTTCACGAACCATTATTTTAACATTCATATCCATATTTTGAATAATAGGAACCCATTCTGATCTTGTAGAAATTCTAACCTCATCACACATTTCTAACATTTGTTCCACATGCCATTGAATCAATGATCTTTCATCTGATATAGGTAAACAAAATTTAGGTATCCCTCCTATTCTAGAAGCTTTGCCTGAAGCTGGTAATACTCCTATCGTAGCCATTCATGATCCCTTCTTTTAGACAAAGACCAAGGCTTAGAAATCTCAAAGTTATTTTCCTTTTTATATTTATAATACTCTTGGTTTTTAATAAATGTTTCGTGATTTATATTCTTTAACTTGTCGTCACTATTAATTGTTTGGCTTCCTGTCTCTGGGGCGGTATTAATATCTGTTGACACTATTGTATTCTCAGGGCAGAATCTTGCAACTCTTTCGTGAAAATCATTATCCTCAAAGTATATAGGATAGAAATATTCATCAAATATGCCAACCTTTTCTACTACATTCTCTCCAACAGAAAAGCATCCGTAAGAATCATTTGTAAGTATTAGCTTGTCTGACCCGCTTAAATTATCTATTTGTTTTAGTGCAGTTGTGCCCCAAGTAGTATCGGCAGAAGCAAAAAGCCAATACTTAGAGTGAGGATAACATTTAATTCCAAGATTCCATGCAGCTGATAAGCCTAAGTTTGCTGGCATATTTAAAACTTTAACGTTTTCTTTTTGTGTTTTAAACTGACCACCATTATCTATAATCAAGATATTGTCAATTGGATAGTTAATTTCTTCTAGCATAGACTCTAGAAGATCATATCTATTTAATACTGGAACTATCAGAACTGGTATACTCATCGTTTTTTAATTAATCCAAACTGATCTAAGTATCTTTGTATGGTCATAGCAGATACATTACACTCTTTGGCTATTTCAGTAACTGTCTTCTTTTGCAAGACATATCTACGGTGTAGCCAATCTTTACTTTGATAATATTTCATCGTTCTGTCAATATACTATTTGAGTAATGTGCAATTCCAAATGAATCTGCTACGTCAAAATCTGATAATGATAGATTGTATTTCTTGTTAAAATAATCTACTGTTCTTTGCTTACGCATATTACGTAGTTGATTTTGATACCATGAGTCTGCGTATCCTGGACTCTTTACCCTGATAGCCGACTTTTCTTCCTTTGTAGGATTCTTATTGCCTATGTAGGCCTGCCAAGAAGATGGGGCTATCGTAATAACCTTAGCTCCTGTAGACATCAACTCTGCTATAACAACTCCATAAACATATGATAGTTTAATTACAGCATCTGGAGATTTTACAAATACCGCACCTTCAACAACAATGTAATCTGATTTAAGTTCATCAAGCATTGAAGCCATCTTGATCTTAGCATCATGAATCTTTTCATATATGTCATTGCCAGTCAAATTAATCTTGCCCCACTTTAATGGAACATCATTTTCCATTAAGCAAAAAGCAATAGAGTTAGTTGAAGCATCTATGCCCAAAACCCTGTTGGCTTGTGTCTTTTTTAAGCTAGCTAATGTCATCTATCATCCTAAATAGCTTACTTTTATTTTCAAGATTTATATTCTTTTCGCATGTTGCACAAAACTCGCCTTTATTATATCTGCTTAACTGATGCCCGCATCTACCGCATGGTCGCAATGCACCATTCCTGATAGCCTTACGCTCATAATATTTTTCCATAATTCTACGGTTTGTAGCAACTCGGCAACATTCATCAGTGCAATACTTTTGATTATGCGTCTTAGGATTAAAATCCTTTTTGCATTCAGAGTTAGCACAAATCATACAGAAGGAACCTCAAACTTTTCAATTTGAACTGTGCCCAATGGTGTTTCTTTAGAGTAGCATTCTTTTTTAACTGGGCAGTATGTACAAGGCATCTTTGACTTTGTAGCACCAGCAGGTCTCATTGGAAGGTCGCCATCTTTAAAGTTGTCCCAAACTTCACACATCCATAGGAATGTGTCTTCAATAATTTTTGTATTCTTTTCGTTCATTGAAATTGGAATAACCAATATTTCTTGAGTATTCTTATTCTCATATAAAAAGAATCCCTCTTTAGCATTCTTTAGCTTCATGTACGTAAGCAACTGAAGCATATGATTAGCAGTGGGTTTCATTTCAGACTGTCTTGTATCCCATACTTCTTGCTTAGCCGTCTTAATTTCACCAATCACGGTTTCGCCATCATACTCCATAATTAGATCTATAAATCCTCTTATGGGTGGATACTCGTTAAGAATTTCTTCTTCTTCCATTTTAAATTGAGGCATAGTAGAGATAAGCTTTTGAAGTCTTTCGTGAGCCTGTGTTCCCTGCGCCATATTGGCAACTGCAACTGCATCATTATCATCAATGAACATTGCGCCAGAGAAAGCCATATACCAATATCGTGGGCACGTTCCGTGACCGTATCCCAGAGAGCTTGGGCTAAATGACTTTTTTGTCATTTCTCCATCTGAACGTTTGGTATTTCGATAGGACTCATCAAGCAACTGAGCAAATAATTCTGGATCAAAAAACTTTCCCGTATGCTTTTTAAACTTTAGATTCTTTACTATATCTCTACCCATTTAGGAGTTATACCTCACAACATATTTAAGCGCATCAACCAATTTGTCTATGGACTCTTTTACAGAATAATATATA